GTAGGTAGTAGGTAGTAGGTAGTAGGTAAGTTATTTGCTAAAAATAAATATGTGATTATATAATTTACTCTCTATTATGTCCATGTTCGGTCGTTTAACATGATAGACAGGGTCTTTAAAAATACTCATTCGCAGCACGCGGGACATAGACGCTTCGAGCCGCCATCTTTCAGCCCCGTTTTTTATGCGAGTCTGTAAATTAAGTTTAGGCTCGTTAAATTTAATACTTTTTAAGTTAGCTAGCAGTTTTGTGTAAGTCATATGTGTATATTAACGTATAAATTTACAAAGCACAATATTTTTTAAGTGCTTGATTCTAATAGCTTAACTTGCAAAAATCGTAAAAAAGTTTAGTATGATATACTAATATGTAAAATATATCAAGGTAAAAATAAAAATGGCAGGGACGCCTTTTTTAAAAATAGGATAACTAAATATGGTATGGACCGTAAAAGTACCAATAAAAAAAATCGACGAATTAAAAAAACAAGTTTTTGGGTGGGCATCAGTAATCGAAGACGCGAGTGGGGCCACGCTGGTAGATCACGAGGGGGATGTGATAGATATCGACGACCTTGAGCAAGCTGCTTATAAATATGTCCTAGAATCTCGGATCGGTGGTGAAGAGCATAAAAATTTTAGCGGCGTGGCCACTATCATCGAATCTTTCGTCATTACAAATCAAAAAAGGGAAGCTTTAAATATAACTCTTCCGCTGGGTTGGTGGGTTGGCTTTCAGATATTTTCAGATCAAATTTTTGATAGGGTGCTGGCGGGGGATATAAAAATGTTTTCTATCGGTGGCTCCGCGCATAGAGAGTCAGATGATGCCTAATAAATTAAAAAAATTAATAATCGAAGAAATATCGTTAGTGCCGGAAGGGGCGAATCAAGCCGCGCACATAGTAATATCTAAAAATTTAAATAGAAAGGGGACTACACAAATGTCAGACGATTTAAAAAATGCTAATGCTGCTTATATTGCGCAGATAGCTAAGTTAACTGTAGATTTAAAAGTACAAAAATCCGCAGCAGAAAAAATGCAGGCTGATTTTAAAACCCAAGGGGAGCAATTAGAAAAATTAATTAAAAAATCTCTAGATAATCCTGGACCAACCGCCCCGCTGACGCAAGAGGATATTACTAAATCACTAGCCCCGGAGGCTGTTGCATATATTAAAGCAATAAGTGATAAATTAGTAGATGCAGTTAAGTCCGAAAAAGATAGTACTGCTAGAATTGCTACGCTAGAAAAAGCTAGCAAAGAAAAATCTATTGTAGATGACTTATCAAAGTATGCAGCATCAATAGACATACCGGCAGTGTCTAAAATGCTGATGTCAGCAGATGAGGCTACAGCTACTACAATACACAGTATGCTTAAGCAACTTGATACTGTTAGCGATCATCTAACAAAATCGTTAGGAGTGTCTAGCTTACCGGCTGACAGCAGCGGAAGTTTCGGCAAGGCCGAAGTTTTAGCAAAAGCTTTACGTACTGTCAATCCGTCGCTGAGTAAAGACCAAGCGCTTGCTAAAGTGTGGCAAGACAATCCTGATTTATATAACGACGCTACTAACTAAAAAAAAATAACTGCTAAAGAGGAAAATAAAATGGCGTACAATGGGCCGACTTTAAAAATACCAGGGCTTACAGTAGATGCGGATATGTCTGCAAATCAATTTAAATTTATTAAAATGTCTACTACAAACGGGCAAGTAAGTTTATGCTCGGTAGATGGGGAGGATGTTTTAGGAGTTATACAAAACGACGAAAGCGCATCGGGCAGACCCGCAGAGGTGGTCGCACTCGGCACAACTAAAATTGTTGCGGGGGAAGCACTAACTGCGGGGGATGTTGTTAAAACTGACTCGGCGGGCTTAGCTGCTATAGTAGAGCGCACAAACACTGGCGCTGATATTGGAGATTCAGCAGCCGGTACGGTAATTGTGGGCGCTGCGGCTAATGCGCTAGCGACTATTTTCCTTGGCATACCCCAAGGTAAAACTGAGTCTGCTTAATAATTAAAAAAATAATAGGAGTAAAAAAATGCCTAGGACTATGCTACAAAAAGCAAAACCTACTGTTAATGATGTACATGTTAACAGACCGTTAACTAATATCGCCACAGCTTATTTACAAAGCGAAACTAATTTTATCACTAACAGAGTTTTCCCCATCGTTCCTGTCGATAACAAATCAGATGTATTTTTTGCGCTTGATAAAGATGATTTTAGACGTGATAATTTGGTACAGCGCCAGCCCGCGACGGAGTCGGCAGGCGGTGGGTACCGTTTAAGCTCAAATGATACGTATAACTGTCTAGTATATGCGTGGCATATTGATATCCCAAATCAGTTAAGAGCAGCAGCAGATGTGCCGCTTAATTTAGATTTAAATGCTATACAATTTATTATGCAAACCATAATGATTGGCAAGGAACGAAAATGGGTTGCGGATTTTTTTAAGACAGGCGTATGGGACACCGACGCAGTTGGGGCTACTGATTTTACTCAATGGGATCAAGCGGATTCAGACCCGGAGGCTGATGTCCAAGCGGGCAAAGAAAGTGTGCTGCAAAGAACAGGCAATATGCCTAATACCTTGGTTGTTGATTTTAAAACGCATAATGCACTTAAGCGACATCCTCTAATACAGGAAAGATTTAAATATACAAGCAATCAATCTGTAACTGAAGAAATGATTGCGAAATTTTTTGAGCTAGACCGATATCTAGTAGGCAAAGCTAGCTACAACTCTGCGGATGAGGAAGCTACAGCAGTTAACGCGATGATTTTAGGAGACAACGCATTGCTGCTATACGTTCCTGAATCGCCTGGTATCTTAGTGCCTACAGCGGGCTACACGTTTGTTTGGCGAGGGCTAACCGGCATGTCGGACTTAGGGGTTGCAGTGTCCTCTTTTAATTTAGATAAAGAAAAAGCGCTCAGGGTTGAGGGCGAATTTGCGTATGATCAAACAGCTATCGGCACGGACCTAGGGTACTTTTTTTCAAACACGTTAGCGTAATGAATAAGATCATAGTAAATAAACCCGTACTTAATTTCGTCGCTGCTGGATATGTTGGCGGCGATGAAATTGCAAGCTACGTATGGGATGATCTACCCGCACGCACACAAAAAGCATTGATAGGTATGCGGTTCGTCAAAGTAATCATAGAAAATCCAAAAATAGTATGCGCTAAAAAAACTCTAAAAATAAAAAATAGAGTTTATAAATTTGGCGAAACAATACAAAAACATATTTGGCAACGAGTGCCTTTCAAAAATAAAAAAATACTGCAAACACTTGGTGCTGTAGTAGAAAAATGAGGTAAATAAAATGGCTATAAAATCACCTAGGGCAGCTAAAAGCAACAAAGGTGTTGGGCAGGCAGTCGGCGGGTTTAACGTAGGTAACAACGTGTTTATAGGATCGGTGGTTGGCGTACCAACCAACGGCGCTAGCGGCACTAAAGCTGCGATGTACGGGCCCGGCAGCACACTACACAGCACAAACGGTAATGTGTATCGTAATAGCGGCACTAAAGCATCCCCCACTTGGACTGCGATGTAATGACTACCGCATTGCAGCGCAACGAAATTACATTATCTTTAGAGACTCCTACGTTAGACAATGTTTGTTTGGATCAAACTACGGCAGGGGCTGCAAATTTAACTATAAACGGCCCTCTTGCGGCCGTAGGTGCAGTTGCGTTAGCGTCGGCGCATAAATTGGACTTAGAATCTGTAGCTAACTTATCTGCTATTAATTTTACTATAACAGGCACGGACGCTAACGATATAGCGCAAATAGAAATTATTGCAGGCCCGAATGCTAATACAGTAACAACTAGTTATTATTTTAAAACTGTAACTCAAATAGCTGTAGATGGAGCGGTAGGCACAGCGGTGTCGGTCGGCACGAGTGACGAAGCTGCTACAAAAGATATAGCATCTAACTATAAAGCTTCGTCGGGTTTTGGGTTGGGGGTAGCAGTGACGCTAACAGGCACTATTAATTATACAGTGCAGCATACATACAATGATGTAGATGTAAAAACAACGGACGATTCAGTCTATTTTGATCATGCTAGTTTAGCTAGCAATACTGCAAATGCGGAAGGAGGCTACACAACTCCTAATTTTTTTGTAAGACTTATAGTTAACTCATACACGGCAGGCGCTACGATTGTTTTTTATAGTATAAAAGATTAACAGGTGATTTATGGCGTGGACATACAGCGGAGACCCGGCATCTAGTGATAAAGATGCCGTTAGGTTTTTAATTTTAGACACAGATACTAACAGACAATTATTATCCAACGAAGAAATAAATTATCTTTTAGCAGACGAAAATTCCCACGTTTTGTTTGCAGCAGCACGCGCAGCCGAGCAAGTCTCTGCAACTTTTAGTAAAAAAGCAGGGGTACAAGTCGGCGATTTAAAATTGGATTTCGGCAAGACGTCTGCATTTTACACATCAAAAGCCCAAGAGCTGCGGCGCGAAGGATCGATTCGAGGGGCTAGCCCGTTTGCGGGCGGCCGATTAATATCTGATAAAGACGCGGAAACTAAAGATACGGATAGGGTACCCCCATTTGCTAGAAGAAATCTAACACGCCCATTTGCTAACAATGATTTAGATGACGAGTCCAGGTACGGTAAATAATGGCCACATCTGATTTTCTCCCATTGATGCCCGACACAATAAATTTAGCAGCATTTACAGGGCGCGACAGTTACGGCAAACCCACTTATAGTAGCGACGTACCGTACTCTGCGCGTGTGACTTATAAAAATTTTAATGTTAGAAAATCAGATAACAGTGAGGTAGTCGCAAAGGGTATTGTGTGGGTCGGTGGCACTCCGGACACTGCACCTGAGGATAGGTTAACGCTCCCAGGTGGTGACACCCCGCCGATTTTAGTCGCTGAAAAATACAATGACGATGTCGGTACACATCACGTAAAGATAATTTTTGGTAAGTAAAGATGACAATTGTTAATTTAAAAGCATTAAAAATTAAGCTAAAAGATTTGCCGAAAATTAGTAACAAGTCCATGGTTGGTGTGATTGTAAAATGGGGAGAAAAAATAATGACAGAAGCTAAAAAACTAACTCCTATCGAGTTCGGCACACTACGTAATAGCGGGCATGTGTCGTCCCCAAAATCTCTCGGCAAAACATCTACGATTACATTAGGATTCGGCGGACCGGCAAAAAAGTATGCTGTAATAGTCCACGAAACGTTGTTTATAAATCACAAAGTCGGGCAAGCTAAGTTTTTATCTGTCCCTTTCAACGACGCACGGCCAAAAGTAGAAAAAGATATCATATCGTCTTTACGCGCGCGATACCGCGAAATTAAATGAGCATATTGGACACTGTCGGCGACAAACTTGTTAGCGACGCCGTTGTAGATGGATCAAGCGGATGGACTCTTTGTAAAAGTTATATGCCGGACAATTTGGATAATGCTACAGATCAAGTCGTCGCAGTGTTTGAAACCGGAGGGGCATTTCCGACTCCTGGGCTTGAGTACCCGGATTTGCAAATAATAGTGCGCGGACTAGCTTATGAGTATGATCTAGTGCGCACTAAAGTAGATGACGTTGTAGCATCTATAGATGATGCTACATTATCTGGATTTATTTTTGTTTATTTATCAAATAGCCCTATCCCGCTGGGGTATGACGCTAATAACAGACCGTCTGTGTCCCTAAATTTTAATGCAGCGGTTACTAGATAATGCGCATTTTTATTGTTGGTGGAGGCCAGTCACTGGAGGATTTTGATTGGTCATTTTTGCATGACAGAGCAACGATAGCAGTCACAAACTCATTTAAAAAATTACCCAACGCCGCTTACATTTATTTTAGCGATATACGTTTTTGGAATTGGCAGCGCGCTGGCTTGCTAGCGCATAAAGCTGCAAAAATAACAACTGCGAAGATACCAAAAAATATAACAAGTGTCGCTAGGTATAAAGTGTCATGCGTTAAAAATAAAGCCATAGATTTCCGTAAGGGGTATTTAAAATTAGGTAATAGCAGCGGGTATGCTGCTATTAATTTAGCAGTGCACCTTGGCGCTACCGAAATATTTTTGTTAGGCTATGATATGCATGCAGACACGGGCAAAAATCACTGGCATAGCGACTACCCCATTAAAAATAAATCACACATATATGCGCGCAATATGCTTAAATTTTTTGATGCAGCAGCAAAAGAGCTAGCTGGTGCTGGTATAAAAGTTATTAATTTTGGGGAGACATCTAAGATAGAGTGCTTTGCTAAATTAAAATTAGAGGCTGTTTATGATTACTAAAGTATTTTGTTTGCTACGAAATTTGCCCGCTTACCCGGTAGCCGAAGTAGTGCGAGGCTTAAATAGCTGCGGCGTAGAAGTTATATTTAGATCCCCAGACGAGAATATAGATGATTATAGCGATGCCGCTATAATAACTTGGAATAATTATGGCAGATTTGCAAAGTATGCAAATTTAATTAAAGCACGTGGCGGCTTACATATATCGCTAGAGAACGGCTATACAAATTCATTTAGAGATATAAAAACTTACGCGCTAAGTATAAACGAGCATCATACTGTAAATCACGAATGGACTATCCAACGCAATAGATGTATAAACAGGCATATAAGTATTGATTTTTTACCGTTCCGTGGCTACGTGACAAACAAAAAAGACGGTCCTATTATAATTTTTGGTCAGCGAGGAGGGGGTTATTCAGGGATGGCCATGCCAAACGACTGGCCCGACAAGATAATACAACAAATAAGGTCGTACACGTCGCGGGATATTATTTTTAAATCGCATCCATTTAAAAATAGGGTGCCAATGGAGCCGCATAAAAATGTAAAGATAGTTACTGATAAATGCAATATATTGTCGTTAATAGATACAGCGCATAGTTGCGTCGTTTTTACATCAAATACAAGCACCGAATGCCTAGTGCGGGGCGTGCCCGTAGCGTATTGCGGCCCATCCATCCCACTAAAAAATTTAGCAAGCACGGACCTAAGTAATACTAAAAGTTTTACAGAAGACGAAAGGCGGGCTGCATTTACTAGCTTGATCGGTAGCGAATTTACAAAAGCCGAAATTCAATCAGGTATTTTTTGGAAATTCGCACGGGCGGGGCTGTAGTGAAAATAATAGGGTATTATGATCATGGGAAAAGATCACAGCATATAGTAGATGCAGCGATGGAAGGGGCTGCTAAATTTGGATATGATATACAAACCAGGCAAGCCGAAAATTTTAATGGCGAAGTAGAGGGGGATATTGCCATATTTTACGGATTGCGGGGCAATTTAAATTCTATTTTTAAAATTTATAATAGGGCGGGCAAAAAATGCGTGTTTATAGATTTAGGATTTTTTGGCAGAAACGATGGGGGGAAGCTCGAGGGATACCACAGGATTAGTTTAAATGAGTACTTTCCATACTTAACAATGCAAAAATTTGTAGGATGTGAGGAGGATAGATTAAACGTATTTGATTTAAAAATTGATTCTGTGCGCGGATTTGCTAATAGTGACGGGCATATATTGCTAGCAGGGATGAGTAAAAAATCTGCGGTAGTAAATGGATTTGCCGCGAACGAATATGAGCTAGCTGTTATAGATCAAATAAAATCAGTAACAAATAGAGCTATTGTATATAGACCAAAACCGTCTTGGGCCGGAGCCACCCCCCTGCCGGGCACCACATACTCCCCTCCGGGACAGTCGCTTGAGGAGGTTTTACACAAAACTTATGCGGTCGTAACACATCACAGCAATGTAGCTATCGATGGACTTATAAAAGCTATACCATGCGTTGTGTCTGCTAGATGTCCTCCACAACTGATGGGTACCGATACCGCAAGAAATATAAACAGAGTTATGCTGCCTTCAGTATCTGCACGTAAAGAATGGCTAAGCAGGCTGTGCTATTGTCAATATAAGCCAGACGAATTTCGCAGCGGCGAGTTTTTTAAGATAATGCAAAAATGGAAAGTGCTGTGAAATATCTATTTATAACGTCACGCAACAAACACGAAACTGCTATTTTAAAAGCTTTGCAAGTAGGACTTAAAAAAAGTGGGTGCGCAGTAGCCATGGAGGAGTCGGAAAATTATAAAGGGCCGAGAATGGATATCGATGTAGCGGTGGTGATCGGCGTAAAAGGAGTAAGTAAAAAAGTTATGCATGATTATTTGTATGTCGGAGCAAATACGATATACATGGATAAAGGATATATAAGACGAAAAGGGACCAATGGGATTATGGATTTATATCGCGTAAGCGTTAACGCTTTTCAGCCACTGGCTTACATGAATAGATACAAACATGATTCTGCGCGATGGAAAGCGTTGCATGTAAAAATTAATGATGAGAAAGTAATAAAAAATAAAGGTACAATATTATATGCGGGTAGCTCTCAAAAATATGCAGATTTTAAAAGGATGGGAGATGTGACGGAATACGGCAGAAAAATAATAAACAGAATACGTGAATACGACAAGTACAAAAGAGCTATTGTATATAGACCCAAACCCTCTTACGCTAACGCTGTGCCGATATCCGGCACTATATATTCTCCAGCGGCTAAGCGATTTACTGATGAGCTGGATAGAGCTGATATGCTAGTGACACACGGTAGCAATGCGTGCTTCGAAGCGCTGCTACGCGGCATACCGTCGATTGTGCTTGATGACGGTATAACAAAACAATTTTCTGTTAAAGAAATAAAAAATATAAGTGAAGTTAAATTTCCATCAAAAAAAGGTATAAAACTTTTTTGTAGCAACTTGGCTTATCAGCAATGGTCAATAGATGAAATAAAAACTGGGGAAATGGGAGATTACATCAAACATGTTATCGAGTACCTTAAAAAATAAAAAAATAAATATATGTATAGGGTATGACAGCAACGAATTTGTCGCTTTATACACTGCTATACACTCTATTTTTAAATATGCTACACAGCCAGTGTGCGTAACTCCGGTAGCTCTGCATCATATGTCTGTTATACACAATAGAGCATGGCATCCAAAGCAATCCAATCAGTTTTCGTTTTCCAGATGGCTTGCGCCTTATTTGCACAACTATAAAGGATGGGCTATATGGCTAGACTGCGATGTGATGTTGACAGATGATATCAGTAAATTATGGGCATTGCGCGATGATAACTATGCTGTGCAAGTTGTTAAACATTTACACATTCCTACGGAAAATACTAAATATCTAGGTATGCCGCAAACAGCGTACGATAAAAAAAATTGGTCAAGTGTCATGCTTTTTAACAATCAAAAATGTAAAGCACTTACATCTGCATACGCCAATACGGCGAGCGGTCTGGATTTGCATCAATTTAAATGGCTAAAAAATGATATGCTGATAGGTGGTCTACCTCCGGAGTGGAATCATTTAGTTGGAGTGCACCCCCACAACCCACAAGCTAAAATAGTACATTTCACGCTAGGCGGGCCGTATTTTAACGAAACTAAAAATTGTTGTTACGCACATGAATGGCGTACTATGTATTTAGATATGATTCGCTGCACTCAAAAAGGTGGCAAATGATACATTATGTAATAACTAGTTTTAACCAAGCCGGGTATAATTTATATGCTAAAAATTTCATTAATACTTTTTTAGAGTTTTGGTGCCCTAGCGTTAAATTAATAGTCACGCATGAAAATGTTAATGGGCTTATAAAATCAGATAGAATACATTATATAGATCTATTAAAGTGTACTAAATTTAATGATTTTGTGCGCAATAATAATAACGAGTTTAGTACTGGTAAATCCAAATTTAAAAATTTATATTGGAAGCCAGCCGCAATACGAAATAAATATAATTATAGGTATGATGCTTTAAAATTCGGCAAAAAAATAATTGGCATGCAGGTAGGTATGGATTACGCATATCAGGGCTGCCCATTGCCTGCACAGGCGCGTGCGTATTGGCTGGATGCGGATATAGTTACGTTAAATCCAGTGCCTGTGGGTATGCTAGAGACGCTCACGAGAGGTGTGTATAAAGTAGCTAGATTGTACCGAGGGGGATCACATTATAGTGAGTGCGGGTTTGTAGCTTATGACATAAGTTGCGGGGAAGTAAGAGGTTTTATTAATGATTTTGCTGATGTATATCACAACAAAAAATATTACGGATACGTGGAATGGCATGATAGCTATATATTTGACATGCTGCTAAAGCATCAGTACGACATAACATGCTACAATATACCGCACACAAATCGTGGGCATCCGCTTATTAATTCCTTTTTAGGAGTGTATTTTGATCACTTAAAAGGAGAGGGTAGAAAGTCTAACGGGTCTTCATTTCGTAGCGATTATATAGCGAGATAAATTTTGAAAAAAGTGGGTAAATTTTGGATTCCGGATGAAGACACTTATTTTTTAAGTATGCTAGAAAAAGGGCTGGCGTGGGAGCCAGACAAGCTAGATGCGGCATTATCATACATAAAAAATGATAGAGTGTGTATAGATGCGGGAGCGCACATAGGCTTGTACACTACTGTGCTAGCTAGCATATTTGATACTGTTTATGCATTCGAGCCCAACCATGCAACTTTTAAATGCTTGCACGCCAACACGGTGGGCATGGCATCAGTAATATGCACAAGAGCAGCGCTAGGTAATAAATACGGGCTAGTAAAAATGTGCGTAGATAACTCGCGGGTAGGGAACACAGGCAGTTATTATGTGCAAGTCTGCAAAGATAACAAAGAGATAAAAGAAGTACAAAGTACTAGAAAAGGCGCAGTACTTGAACCTATGGATTTATATAATTTTACTAATGTAGATTTTATAAAATTTGACTTGGAGGGGTACGAATTTTTAGCATTACAAGGTGCTAGTGACACAATCGCCAGATGCAAACCTGTGATAATGATTGAAGAAAAAAAATTCCCTGGTAGATATACACACACACAAAATGACTCTAGAAACTTACTTTTAGCAATGGGATATGGTCTCAAAAAATCTATAAAAAACGACCATGTTTATGCTTATGAGCAGTGAGATATTAAGTAGATTATGGACTTTAAAAATAGTCAATGCTGGCAATACAGCATTAGTATCACTGGGTAAAATACAATCAAAAAGCTTAACAACAAGCTTAGATATAATATCGCTGGCTAGTGATATTGGCAGCAATGTTTCGCTGTCGATCGACGGCGAGCTGCGTACTCACGCTGTCGAAATATCGGGTATAACTCACTCTACAAATAACGAAGCTTATGATTTATTACGAGACGCGGCAACCCAAAATTTAGGTAATGTAACTACTGTAAAAATAGAGCTTACGCATGCGGATATGGTTATAAACGGGGTTTGCTTAGTAGCTAATTTTAGCCAAGAAACTGGCGTATCTGACTTTGTAAAATTTTCGGCGTCTTTAGTATTTACGACTGAGCCTACCTATGTCGGCTTAATATTTGGCTCCCCCGATTGCCCCACGTCTACAATAACTTTACAAACTGCGAGCAATGAAGCTACGTTTACAGCAGGCACTAGCGGAGATAGACTCGGGACCTACGAAGATTTGGCGATGGACAGAAATGGTATCCGGGTTGTTTCGGGCGGATTTGGTACAGACAATCCGTCATCAGCTATGGGGTCTGTTTTTGTATACACTCGCACAGCAGACACGTGGGCGTTGGAACAAGAAATATTAATAGCTGGAGGAACTTTTCAAAATTTTGGGCGAAGCGTCGCAATTAATGGGGATGGGGACGAGCTTGTTTCCGCTCGCACAAGCTCAGGCAGCGAAGCCGTAGAATTTTGGGGGCGGTCTGGTACTGTGTGGACGATCTCCCAAACGCTCACTCCAAGCGCGCTGGTAGGAGCAAATTTCGGTACAAGTATTGTTATGGATTTAAACGGATTAGTGTGTGCTATTGTGTCTGGATCTAATGCTAATCAAGATAAGCTGTGGATATTTACAAAAAGCGGCGGTGTTTGGGCAGAGACTACAGTTATAACTCCAACGATCGATGCAAGCAACGGAGATCCGCTAGAAGGATTTAGCTTAGCGATCTCGGGCGACGGTAAATATATTGCAATAGGCGCGCCGCTCGCGGAGACGGACGTCGAAGTATATTATGTAGACCAGGGCGGATCCGGTAACTGGGGCCTGCAACAGACAGTGACGGAGGGAGCGGCAGGGATAAGTTTTGGGTACGGGTTATCAATAAATTGTGACGGCACAGTGCTAGCTATCGGTGAGCCTGATGATGCGAGCGAAGCGGGCGGCAGTGTGCATATATTTAAACGCACAGCGTCTACTTGGACGCTGGCGGGCAGCGCTGCGGGGCCGAGCAGCGCGTATGCAATAGGCCGGAGTAATAGTTTGTCGTACGACGGTAAAGTACTGCTAACGTCGGACTGGTCTTATGACAGTCAAAAAGGTATTGCATTTATTTATCAAGACCAGGACAACGATAATGTGTGGGTTGAGCAGCAACAAATACAGCCCGCATTAGCAGCAGCAGATCAGTTTGGATTGTCTGTTGCATTGTCTACAATAGGAGGTTGGTGCTGTATTAGTGCGGGAGGTTTTAACTCGACGGAAGGAAAGCTATACATGTATAAAGTTTACACATAAATAAAAAAGAGGAAATAAAAATGGCAAAACAAAAAGGCAGAGCGATGTTGTTAAAAATTGGCGATGGCGCAAGTCCAGCGATTTTTACAACTTTAGCGGGGTTGCTTACTAAAACTCTTAGCATAGCAAATGAGCTTGTAGATATAACAAATAGTGACGACGCTGCGGGTGCAACAAAAGCTATTAATCGCACACTACTAGCTAATGCGGGCGTGGCTAGTATCACTATAAGCGCGACGGGTATATTTGACAATGACGCATCTGTAAAGCTAATGGAGGATCTATGCTACGACGGGACGCTCGAAGAGTATCAGCTACTTTTCGGCAACACTAATGTGTACCAGGGGGTTTTTCAGGTCTCGAGTTTTGAGTATTCGGGAGAGCATAATAACGCGCAACAATATTCATTAACACTAGAAAGCTCTGGAGTGATCACTCCATTGCGGTAACGGGAGTAAATAATGTCGAGTGAATTTAAAGTATCTATAGATGATAACGACGTAGTTGTTAGAGCAGATTTCGACACGTGGAAAGCCATAGAAATGCATATTGGACGATCTATGATAGACATAGCACGTAACGTAGTCAGCATGACTCTGCACGAAAAATATATTATTATAGAAAAAATAAGTAAGCTTGATAAAAAAATAATAGAGAGCTTTTTAATAAATAATTTTACAAAGTCATCGGAAATAATCGCGGAAATTTTAAACAAAATGCTAGACATAGACAGTGACTAATAACTTGCACGTATATGACTATAAGGAGCTATTAGTTGTAGCTGTAAATTTTTTAAGGATATCGCCCAGCGAGTTTTGGAAGCTTATACCAGAGGAATACACAGCGCTTGTCACGCATAAATTAAAAATGGAGGGGGTCGGCGGGGTAGATTACTTAGACAAAAATGATATTGATGATTTATTAGAAATGCATCCGGACGGTAAGGAATATAAAATAATAACTAAGGAAATATTAAAAAAGGAGTTAAAAAATGGCTGTAGTCGTTGAAGAGTTAGAAGCAAAATTAAAAATAAATACGGAAAAATTTGATAAGTCGCTAGAAGTATCATCTAAAAAATTAGATGTACTAGGGAAGGAAGAAGCCAAGGCTGAAAAAAAAGCAAAAGCACTGGGAGAAACTACTGAAAAAGCAGCTAAAAGTATAGGAGGCATGGGGCCAGCAGCTGGGAAGGCTATTAAAAAACTTAAAAAATTAAAAGAACAAGAAGAAAAAGTAATAAAAAAATCAAATAAGATGGCTGCTGCGATTAAGCGCACAGGGCAAAGTGCTGGATTAATTACAGGGCCGCTGGGCGGTATAG